TAAGCAGCAGCGGCGTCCCCCGAGATGATCATCAGCTCACGATGTCCGCAGTCATGCCGGTCAGATCAAACCGGACCAGTTCCGTATTCAGAGGGGCAATCGCGCCGCTGGTAATCTGGAGGGCTGGAGCGATCGAATAACCGGAGCCTGACACACTCAGCCAACGCTGCTGAGGCTTCTTGACTGCTTGCTGGCCCCACTGCGACTGACCCCAGACGCCGCCACCCCAGACGCTCTGAACGCCGGTTAGAGTGCTGTCTGGGGCCGGTGGAAGGTTGATCGTGAAATTGGCTTGGATAGAGATGCGTTCCGTCAACGGGTAGGCTGACAGCATCGTTGCGCGCGCCATACCAATCGTCTTAAGCGACGCTGGCGCCCCGAGATCGGAGAAGAGCGGAACGACCGTCGCGACGAAGGGCAGTCCCTCATCGGACCCTGTTACTTCCGCCTCGACCACACGCCCATTAGAGGAGCCGAAGAACAGTCGTTCCTCGAACACTTCAAGGCATCCTCCGTCCCAGCCCGTATAAAGCGCCCATGCCCCCGTGCGGGCGTTGGCGATCAGCATCTCAGGGCCGGTTTCAACGACAGTCGGCAACGCGACCACGGTCATCTGCTTGGTCGGCCAGATTTCACAGTGCCAAGGCTGCGCACTCCTGCTGGCAACACGGTCATTCCAGGCCACTTCGATCGGGAACGAGACTGCGTTCGGAGAGAGCGCCGCAATGTCACGCTGGATCGCCTGAGAAAGCGGAATAAAACCGATGTCGGTAGCGATAACCAAATCGCCGCCGGCCCTGATGAAGGCCTTCGGGCCCATAGGCTTCCCGATGCGATAGACACCGACCTTCGAGAAGTCGCCACCGCCGCCGGGGTTTATGCCTTGGTAGACCGCAACCTCGCCCTCGGTACTGACGAAGACGATCTGCTCCGACAAACCGCCGCTGGCGCCGCTATCGAGCGACCACGTCGCACCGAACAGAAGGGATCCGCCGCGCCCGAATACACCGCCCAGCGGGAACTCGGTGGCCGCCCCACCGACACTATCGATCGGCAGATACCATGCGCTTAGGCTATCCTTTTGGACAAACCATGCCCGGCTTTTGTAGATCCAGACGTAGCTCAGATCGCTCGTATCGATGCCGGTGATAGCCGGCGCGATTGGAGTGCCTTCCGTCCCGTTCGCCGTGGCAGAGCCTCCGCCACTGTCCGTAATCGTCTCATTGTCGTCGAATGGGCCGCTGGTGATATTCTGAATCCAGAGATGACCAGTCGTTCCCTCGTCGAACACGCGCAAGATGGTTGCCGTCGCACCGGACGTCGCGCCGGTCAGCGTCTCGCCTTCGGTGAAGGGCGCCGTCTCGGCGTCGTAGTTGAGCCGATAAATCTGCTGCCCCGAAATCGGGAAGAAGTCCGTTCCGTCGTAGAGAAAGGCGTTGTCCTCGCCATTCACGCCAACGAGGAAGACACCGCCGGCCGTGGCGAACTGCACGACAACCCAATTGCCGCTCGTCGTTCCGGTCAGAACCTCCAGGCCAACCGTGCTATCCTGCCCGAAAGTGTCTCCCGTATCGGTCTCAAGAAGAAGCCCATCCTCATTCTCAAGCGCGTAGTTGAGGGGGGTGATGATGTTCGTGATGTCGTAGATCGCCTCATCCGTCGAGGCGAATAGCTTCCGCTCTGTCCCATTCAGATAGCTGAAGATGGAGCGGACCGGCAGAGTGCCGAGGCCAAGGGTGGCATAGAGCTCCGAACCCGCCCGTACTTGCAGGCCTGTTGCTGTCGGGAACCAGTTTTCCAGAACAGCCGCGCCGCCCTCGGTCGGATTTGCGAGATTTTCGTTTGAAATCCAGCCGCGCGTCGGCGCCGGGAAATTGTACGACTGTGTGATCCTGGGCTTGGGGTTCGTGGCCTTGGCTGGGGTTCTCATCGCTTACCCCAAAGGCCACGGCCACGCAGGATAGGAGCCAGGGCGCCGGTTGCCCCAACCCTTGCGAATGACTGACGAGCCCTTGTCTCGCGCCTGCGCCTGCGACAGGGCGGCTTCGTAGGTCGCCATGTCCTCCGCGTATTCGAGGCCCTTTTGGGCCTTCCAACGCCAGATCAGGCCAAGGGTCAGAAGCCGGTCCTCAAGGACAAAGGTGTCCGAATCCTGGGTGAACGCGGCTATCGGCGCGCTAGTCTCCGTGCGCCCGATCAGATTGCTGATGTAGGGGAAGACGGCTTCGGCGTCGCTCGTTGGAGCAGGCGAAAACTGCATCTGTCCATCGAGGATGATCCACCACCCCGGCGTGATGGCGGTGAAGCCGCTGGTGGTGATCCTGATCCACTCGCTGAGGTCGTAGACCGCAGTGTAACCCCAGAGCCAGTTGTTGCCGTCTTCCACATCCTGACCAAGCACCATGCGGTCGTAGTCGGCAGGCAGCGGGAAAGCGCTGGCCGTCCCATCTCCGGCCAGCGTGTGGATCTTGGTCAGTGCGCGCCAATCAGCGGACTTCATGATGTCGATCGCGACCTCGGTCGACAGATCGCCCATCTCGATTTCCATCTGATCCGGCGACGAGAAGATGGTCGTGGGCTTTCGCCCGACCAGCCTCACGAAAGCCGATTGGCACGCACTGAGAACCGTCATGGTCAGGCTGCCGCCAGTTCGCGCGCCGTATTCACCAGCCAATCATGGCCAGGAGTGCCAGTCGGGGCGCGGCCTGTCTTCTCCTTGATGAATGCCTTCAGATCGGCGTCTGACATTGCATCGAACTCGGCATCAGCCGCCGCGATTGCCTGCTCGACTTCCGCCGGGGAAGGCTCCTGCATGGGCAGCGGTTGAGCCGCCGTCAGCGCTGCGATCTGGCGCTTCAGGGCCTCGATCTCCGAAGCCGAAGCGGCGCCGCTCGACCGATCGGCCATGTAGCGACGGGCCATCTCCTTCAGCGGGTTGGCGTTCATCTGGAGGCTCTTGAGGTTCGAGCCTTCCAAGTTGTCCAGCGCCTCGATGGAGTAGATACGCAGGGCGCGGCAAAGCGAAAGCTGGCTGTCCGTGATGCCGTAGTGCTTCAGCATCTCCAGCGGAGTGCCGGAAGCCTTCTGCGTGTTGCCTTCAAGGAAGTCGCGGTACTGGTCTGCCCAGCGTTCGGCATAGGTGATGATCTTGTGGCCGTCGCGCTTCCACATCGCATCGGTCGGGAACACCGGGGAATAGAGCTTTGAGCCCGCAAAGCGGACCTCGACCACCTCCAACGTCTTCATCACCGGGCGCTGCTCCCGTTCGGAAGCCGCGATGTCCTCGACAGTGATATGCTTGAAGACGGGTGTGATGGTGATTTCACGCGTGTCGATCGGGACAGAAATGGCCATTGGGGTTCTCCGTGTCTGAGACGAAAGAAAAAGGGCGCCCGGTTGAGCGCCCTTTCATTTGTCGGGATGTCAGTCCGCTCTCACGGAGCGTCCAGAGCGCCCTTGCGAGCGTGGAAATACTGGCCCGACGTGATTGCGACGCCCGGCGGCGCATACCATCCGCCAGAGCCAGCGGCGGCGGTGAACGCCGGCTCGTCGATCAAGACCTGGGTGCCGTTTCCAGAGGCCGAAGCGATATTGGCCGAAGCCTGGACCCAGATGTAATCGTGGCCATCGTTTCCGACTTCCTTATTCCCGAGCTTGTAGCTCGGGGACGAGATGCCACCCACCACCGTCGCGCCGTCCGTGACCTGATACAGATCCCAGTAGGGCATTCCGGTGAACACGTCGTCGAGCTGCGGCCCGAGCTGCGGGGTGGTGCGGAAGGGGACAGAGTTTGCCATTGCTTTTCTCCTTTCCTTCTACGCTCAGGCGACCGTCTTGAGACGGACGGTGAAGAGCGGGTTTTCGAGGACGAGCTGGCCGGACCAGACGATGCCCTGCGCAACCGCGTCCTGGTTGATGGGACGCATCCCGTCGCCAGGGTGGAACGGCACGAAGGACTGGCCAGGGAACTCGTAGATGGACAGCGACGACGTATCGATGCCGAACGCCGTGTTGGGGGTCATGACGTTGCCGACGCCACCAGCGGCGACGAGATCAACAAGACCAGCCGGGGTGTGGTAGGCGAGCCCCTGATACCCCAGACGAGCGGAGCGCTCCGTTGCGAGGCGCTGGTGCGCAACGAACGAGGCCGAAACCGCCTGATAGGAGATGGAGTCGAAGATCCACAGATCCGGGTACTGGTTGTTGCGCGACCGGTTGAGCGCGATGCGCTCGATGATCGGGCGAGCCGTGGTCGAGTCCCAGGTCGTGCCGATATCGGTGAAGTCAGTGGTCGCATTGAAGAACGACGTGCGCCAGTTGGCCACATCGGCACGGTCAATGCCACCATAAACGCCAGTATTGGTCACGATCGGGATCGCGCCGCCGAAGCCCACCATCTGGCGTCCACCGGAACCGGTGCCGTCAGCGAGCAGGGAGGCTTCGAACTCTTCCTTGACGCTCTTCTCCGCCGCACGAACGTAGAAGGACATCAGGTCGATAATCTCTTCCTCGCCGCGCGTATAGAGCAGTTCGGTGCCGGTCAGCGAGAACATGGACACGACGCGAGCCCAGTTGAAAACTGCCGAGTTCAGCAGCTCCTTCGGGGTGATCTCGATCTTGTCGTAGCCGGTGAACCACTGCGCCTGGAGCTTGTCGAATTCGATCGGAATCCGAAGCTCAGGACCGCCCGCGCGCTTGACCTGAATGCGGCCCTGATCGCGGAGGATCTTGGTGAGCGGAGTGGCGTTATAGACGATGTCCTGGATCTGCTTCTGACGCTTGGCGACAGCAACAGTCAGGAGTTGGCGGTAATGGCGGTCATCGACGATGGCCATTGCAAACCCCTTTCAAGGGTTAGGAGCGCATCCGCTTCATTTCCTTGCGGAGCAACTCGCTGATTTCGGAATCCGTGTCGTCAGCGTTGGCGGTGTCGACACCATCGGCTGGGGCTCCACGGACGGATTTCGTGCCGGCGTCAGGATTGACAGGACGCAATGGCGTGGCATCGGAGTGGGCTGGGGCAGCTTCGGTATCGGGCCGTGAAGTCGGGCCTTGCCCGCCAGCCATCCGATAGGCTTCCGAAAGCTTCTGCTCCAACGACAAGCCGTTGCCGTAAAGCTTCTCAATGACGCCGCTCGTGAGGATCTCAGTGACCCTCCCGCTGATGGCATCAAAGTCCGGGTGAGCGTCCGCGAACCGCTGGATAACGGGAACGACGGTCTGCTCTGCGCGCATCGACAGAACCTCTGCCTTCAGCGCTTCAATTTCGGGGTTCGCCTGCGGCTGCTGGGCCGCCTGCTGAGGGGCAGCCTGCATCTGCGGCTGATAAGCTTGAGGATTCTGCGTCAGATACTGCGCGACATCCATGATGGTCAGGGGCGAGCCATCCTGCTTGCGAGGCCCGACCTCGCGGAGGACCGCATCTAGCCCAGCGATGGGATTGCGCTGGAGCGCGTTTTCGATTTCGTTGACCTTAGTCAGGCTTTCCCGCAGGTCGCGGCCATTTGAGCGCGCCAGGTCGTCGAAGGGCTTCAGCGTCTCGTAGCGCTCGTGCGAGGCCTTATACCTCCCGGTTTCCTGCTCCATCTCAGCAGCAAACCGATGAACTTCGGCCTTGACCTCGTTCGGAACGTTCGGCCACTTCGCGCGCGCTTCCGGCAGGAATCGGGCAGGAGGCTCCCGGTGCTGCCCCTCAGACGGGCGGCGCTCGGGAGCCTCCTGCTGAGCGGCCTTTGCAGGCTCGCCTTTGTCAGCCTTGGGGGGCTCAGCTTCCGCCTTCTCCGCCTTGGCGAACTTGCCATCTTCAGCGCGCGGCTTGGGCGCCTTCTCGTCCTTCGCCTCTTTCTCTTCCTTGGGCTCAGCGGCCTCCTTCACCTCAGGCTTTTCGGCCTTGGCGTCAGAAGACTTGATCTCAGCCAGTTCGGCCTCAAGGACGGATTCAATCGAGCCGCTATCGTCCTTTTCGGTCAGGGCAGTTTTGCCGCCGCCGCTGATGTGCTCGATGGTCTGAGGGTTGAGAACGGTGGACGGCGGCTCAAGCGCAACCGTCCCCGGCTGGAGAGCCGTGGAGTTGTCCATTGCAGGTTCCTGTCTGAGAGGAGGCGGAGGTCAGTCGTCCAAGGCGAGGACGGGCGGCAGATTGCCGCTCTTCACGTCAGCCATCGCGGCGCGGATATCGTCGCGGAGGTCGCTTTCGCTGGTCTTATGCTCGACGAAGGGCATCTCTTCGTTGCCCAGCTCGATGAAGTCTTGGCCATGCGGGTTTCCGCTGGCGCGGTGCGAGGCGGAAAGACCGCGCTTTGAGTCGTACCACTTGCCGTTCGCCATGCTCTGCACAGGCTTGTCGAACGTATCGCGCATGACGAGCGGAGCCGGCAGATCGGATCTCTGAGGCGTCACGCCATCGCGCACCTTTCGGTAGCGCATGCGGCCCGGCGAAACCTCGATCCAAGCGTAATCCATCAGGGGGCCAGCACGCCGGCCGTACGAAGCGCTGCGAGAATCGCGTTGACCTTCGTCACGGTCGTGGGGAGGTCAGCGCCGCCGGCCAGATCGGCAATGGCGGCGTTCTGGAGAACACCACCACGGATCGTAGCAGTCGGCGTGCGATTACCTGCCATGGCAGTCGTCCCGGTAGTGCCGATCTGAAGAGTGCCGGCAGCGGAAATGTCGATCTGAGACGCGACTTCCTTTGCCAGTTCGGTAGCCATGCCAAGCTCAGCGAGCCGGCGTCGATTTGCAGCCATGGTCAGTCTCCTATGTCAGGGGGTAGGCAGACCGCTGATGACCAGCGGGGTTCCGTTCTTGGTCACAATGACGACCGGGATGCCGCGCCCGTTTGAGGCGACGACAGCAGCAGGTGCATTGGCCGCGACAGGGATCACAGGAATGCCAAGGCCATTGGCCGCGATGACGACTGGAAAGCCGGTCATAGCGTTTCCCTCTCAACCTGCCGCTCTGCGAGTTCCTGCTGACGATCGGCGCGATCGTCCGCGCGAGAGCCTTGCTGTTCGCTGACGGCCTGCTGCCTGTCCGCACGCCGTTCGCCCTGTGCGGCAAGTTCGGCCTGCCGTGCGCTATCCTGCGCGCTGATCGCCTGATCGGTTGTGCGAAGCTGCGTGTCTGTGGCGGCCTGGTACTCGTCGAGGTTCTGTTTGCGCTCGTCGAGGCCGATGGAATTAAGGATTTTCGCTGTCTCCGCGCGGAGCTTGTCGATCTGCGCCGCCATGAGCTGCATGTCGCTCGCGGCCTTGGTGGACTTCGACTGAGCATCCGCGAGCTTCACGGACATCTCAGCTTGGTCCTTCTGATATTTCCCTTGGAGTTCCGCGACCTTGCGCTCGTTTTCGGCCTGATCACGCGATGCGTCAGCCTGCACCTTCATGATGGAAGCCTGAGCCTTCTGCATCTCGGCATCAGCAAGCTTCTGGTTCGCCTCAGCGATCGCCTTCTCGGCTTCGCCATTGCCCTGATCACCCTGGGCCTGCGCAGCCATCTCCGGGGCCGCGTCGATAAAGTCGTCGATCAGAGCGTCAAGCTCACGGCCCACGCGATAGGGCTGAAGCACGAACTTCAGGATGCCGCCGGCCAGCTTCGCTGCCGGCTCGCCCAGCGCGGATAGGCCGATAAGCCCCTGCGTAGCGCTGCTGAAGACCGTCAAGAACTCGTTGCGGGATGACTTCTCCTGCAACTCGTCCGTCATGATCGTGCTGTCGGTCGCGATCTCGAAAGCGAATCCGCGCGCCTTGTCGTCGCGCAACAGCTTCATCACGTCCTCAATCGGAACCTGATCGGTCTCCTGCTGGAGAATCTGGCTGTATTTCGTGATGACCTGCTGCTTGGCCTGCTCGAACTGCTGCTGTGCCTGCTGAGGGTCGATCTGCTGGCCTTGCTCGCGGCCCTTCGTGATCATCTCCTCGGCTTTGTCGGTCAGGCTCTTGAGTTCGCCCTGTGCGGCCTTCTCAATGGCCTTGATGCGCTTCTCGATCTCCGCCTTTGACGGGATCTGCATTTGAGACATTTCGAGGAGCGTCTCTTTCGAGAAATTGTCCGCCATGATCTCGGCTGCGATCTGCGTCACATCGCGAGCGAGGCGCTGGAGTTCGTCGATCTTCTCGCGGACGCGAACGCTGCCGTACTGGCTCTTGAGCTGCTGGGCGCCCAGCGTCTCCTCAGCCTCCGTCTCACCGCGCATGATGTCGCTGATGCCAGAAAGCCGGTCATAGTCGCTGAACAACTCACGACGGGCCTCGATCAGCCCAGTGATGGCAGCCGCAACCTGCTCAAGCGGTAACCACTGTACGAAGTTGCCGGTCGACCCCTGGATAAGCGCCGCTGCCGGCACAGGGATGAGCATGGCGGCATTGTCGTCATCCTTCATCGCCTGTTCGACGGCATCGCCAATATCGCCGCCGGCCGGGATGAGGCCCTTCATCCTGACCATGTCCAGCAGATCGTAGATGCGCTTGGTCAGGCTGTTGATCTTGGCGAAATGCGCGGCGTAGCGCAGGTAATCGGGCCGGGGCTCAAGCGTGCGGGGCTTCAGCGTGCCATAAGCCGGACGAGGACAAGGGAAGAACCCGCGCAGCTTCAGGTGCGGCTTGTCCTCGTCGAGCATGACGCTGACGCCTTCAGAGACCCAGAACACACGATCATTCTCGCGATCCCAGACTTCCCAGACGCCGATCTTGCCCTTGTTCTCCTTGTCCTCACCTTCGCCCGTCGAGCGCTTGACATTCTTGTAGGCATCGCCCGAGCGCTTGCTGAAGCGCTTGCGGACCTCCTTGGGCCACATCCAGGCGCGGCGTGCGACCCAAGGTACTTCCGACC